ATGGAAAGAAATGAAGTGCGTGACTGGCATCGCATTGACATTGTCGCCGAGCTTCACAAGCGCGGCGTGACAATGCGCAGCCTTTCCACCAGTGCGGGGTTAAGTCCCGACACACTGAAAAATGCGCTGGCTCGTTCATACCCTAAAGGTGAGCGCATCATCGCGAATGCTCTCAATCTGGAGCCGTCATCCATCTGGCCCAGCCGCTACAGCAAGGACTTGTGATCATGTTTGCCACGGTGAATGAATTAGCGGGCCTGCCGGGTTTACCGGGAACGCCACAGGGCATCAGAGCCATGATGGGCAAACTGGTCAAACAGAATCAGACTCTGGTCCGTAAGCGTCAGGGAAGTAAGGCGTTTGAGTATCACATTGACAGCCTTCCTCTGGTTGCTCAGAAAGCGCTGCGTGACCGTCAGGTTAAAGAGCTGATGAACAATCAGGATGCAGCGTTGCCTGCTCCTGAACGTTCAGCGGTGACGGAAAAGAGTGATACCCGGTTATCGCTTTACCGTGATCACCCCGTGCTGATGGAGCAAAAGCTTACTGGCTTAACCAGCGACCAGCAAAAGATTGCTGATGCCCGTATTGCGCTGGTATCGGAAGTCATGAAACTGGGGGAAATACCGGGATTCAGCTGCGCCAAAGCCATCAGGGAAATCGTCCGACGGTCCCGCAGCGGCGAGTTACCTGAGCATCTGGCCACACAGGTGACGTTAGCCAATGCCAAAAAAGGTTCATCACGCACCCTGAGCGAGATCTCCCTTAAGCGCTGGATGGCTGATTTCAAAAAAGCCAGAACATCGACTGAGCGTCTGGTGCTCCTTGCACCTGGCAAGCGCCAGCGCGTGGAGCCTGAGGAAATTGCGTGGTTGCCTGATTTTCTGGCGTATTACCGTAATCCCAATGGTGTAACGATGGCTGAGGCATACGAGGATTTTATTCATGGCTGGTATTCGCGATATTCGGATCAGCCGGAGATGCTTTTCTCTGCTCCGACCTATAACACAGTGCGCTATGCGATGGATAAACTCCCGGAAGTGGTGAAACAGCATCGCCGGATCACCGGCAGTGAAGCCCGTCAGATTGAGGGATTTGTACGCCGTGACTGGCTTTGCCTGCCGGTTAATTACGTCTGGATCGGGGATGGCCACGGCATGAAGATGAAAGTCGCCTCTCCTGAACATGGTAACCCTATCACACCAGAAGTGACGTTCATTCTGGACGGGAGTTGCCGATATATTGTGGGCTGGAGTCTGGCTCTGTCAGAAAGCGTTATTGCCGTTGCTGATGCCCTGCGTCACGGCATTAAGAATAACGGGGTGCCTTATATCTATTATTCCGATAACGGTGGCGGTGAGACCAATAGCACGCTTGACGCTAATATCACCGGTATTTTACCGCGTCTCGGGGTTGACCACCGTCTGGGTATTCCTGAGAACCCGCAAGGGCGCGGCATCATTGAGATCCTTAACAAAACGCTGGGGATGCGTATATCCCGCCAATTTGCTACCTACTACGGAACTGGCGCGGATAAAAGCACCACACGTAAGGTATCAAAATCCCTCATCGCCGCGCTGAACGCGGTGGATAAAGGGCGTGAGCTGACAGCTAAGCAGGAGCAGACCCTTCGCGATTTCCCGTCATGGAATGAGCTTATTGGGGAAATTGAAGCCGGGGTTCACTGGTACAACAACCGCGCGCACGAGTCACTGCCACTGAAAGCTAATGGCGAGCATTTCACTCCAGCGCAATTTCGTAAGTACAAGCTGGAAAAAGAAAAAACTGAAATTGAATGGCTCTCCGATATTGAACTTCGTCATATGTTTATGCCGGAGACTGAGTGCTCAGTCAGGCGTTGCGAAATCCAGCTTTTCAATAACCTTTATTATTCCGAAGCGCTTCGCGAAGAGCATGGCCGCAAGGTCCGTGTTAGTTACGACATTCACGATGCTACGAAGGTTATCGTTCGTCGTATGGATGGTTCACTGATATGTGAAGCCATCTGGGATGGCAACAAGAAAGCAGCATTCCCTGTTACGGCAGAATACTGGCAGAAACAGAAACGTATCAAAGGTATGCGCGAGCGTGGTGAGAAAAAAGTCCGTCTGGCCGAGGCCGAAAATGTGCTCACCCTCTCTGAACCAGCAGGGCCGGACTGGCTGGACAGCAATGTCTATCGCCCTGTCAGCCGGGCGGTTCCCGCTATGCAGGTTGTGTCTGAAGAAGAGGAATACAGCGAGGATGAATTTCTGAATAACTCGCTGGATATGCTGGAATCAAATAAACGTAAAAACGCTATTTAAGGCCGTTTATCAAATAATGGAGTGAATTATGTCTGAGGTGAATATTTCCGATATTCGCGAGGTTCTGCGCAACCTTGTTGATGGTGCCCGTTTTACTTTTGCTCAGGTTGCCCGTGAAACCGGCTTATCAACCGGTGTGGTCAGTGGCTTCATGAACAATAAATATGCCGGTGATAACGACCGCGTCGAGAAAGCTCTGCAGCGCTGGGTCAATAAACAGCATTCTGCCGCAGAACTGCCGGAGCCCCCGCGCTTTATTGAAACCCCGACCGTTAAACAAATCTGGACAGCCTTTCGCTATGCCCACCTGACGGAGTGCATCGGCGTGGTTTGTGGTAACCCTGGCGTCGGGAAGTCAGAGGCGGCACGTGAATATCGCCGCAGTAACGATAACGTCTGGCTGATAACGATCACCCCGTCTTGCGCCAGTGTGCTGGAGTGCCTGACCGAACTGGCCTATGAGCTGGGGATGAATGATGCGCCGCGCCGTAAAGGACCGCTTGCCCGCGCTCTGCGCCGCCGTCTTGATGGTACTCAGGGACTTGTCATCATTGATGAAGCTGACCATCTGGGCGCGGAAACTCTCGAAGAGCTGCGCCTGCTGCAGGAGGCCACCCGCGTCGGGCTGGTGCTGATGGGTAACCACCGCGTCTACAGCAACATGACCGGCGGTAACCGCACCGTCGAGTTCGCCCGCCTGTTCTCACGTATTGCCAAACGTGTGGCGATTAACAAGACCAAAAAGGCGGATGTGGAAGCGATTGCTGACGCCTGGCATATCGACGGCGAAAAAGAGCGCGATCTGCTTCAGAAGATTGCGCAGAAGCCCGGCGCACTGCGCATCCTCAGTCATTCCCTGCGGCTTGCAGCAATGACGGCTCACGGCGCAGGTCAGGCTGTCAGCGAGAGCTACATCCTCAAGGCACTGCGTGATCTGGATCTGGATGTTGATGTTTCAACGTTACTGAGGGGTTAGCACCATGATTACTGAACGTATTGCTGAACATGTTGGTATGGCCACCGCTGCGCAGGCATGGCTGCAGGCGCGCGGTAGTCGTGTTACGGAGATGCGGGTGTGGATGCGCCGCCCGTGTCTGGAAATCACCTGTCCGCCGACTGAACTGGTGAACAGGGCTAATCATCTGATTGAACGCTGCCCCACCGGGACACGCTCCGTGTGGATGGCCACGCTCGAAGGTTGTCATGTTATCTGGAGGTAATCATGGAAACAAAAATTACAGCTTATGCCTGGGCTTCGGGATTAATCGAGTTTGGCGAAACTTTCCCTGATGGTGCTTTACCCATTATCACCGGTGAAGAAAAAAGAGTTCGGGAAATAATTGATGTGCGGGCGAGGCACTCCCGGACACATGAGCAATTGCTTGTTCCTGGTGTTCCCGAAGCTGATAACCAACATGATGCCTGTGATGCATTAATTCGCTTCACAGAAATTATTACTAAAGAGTACGTGGAAAAATAAGGGGTAATCATGGAAAAGCGTCGTAAGTGGACCAAGTACGAAATTCAGTTTGTCTGTGAGAATGCCGGGAAAATGACGGCGGCGGAAATGGGCGAGAAACTCAACCGCACCCGTCAGGCCATTCAGTCTCAGGCTAACCGCTGGGGCTTGTCCGTTCTGGTTAAACCATCGGATGATCATGATATCTACCTTTGCCGTGAGCTTTATAAAGAGGGCCTGACCATTCCTGTTATTGCCGAAAAAATGGAATTAAGTCGCCGTGTTGTTTCGAATATTGTTTATTCAGATTGCTATTAATTCAGTGAGGACTTTATGAATACTGCAAATACCATTCCGGACGGTTACCGGATTAACGCTCAGGGTCATTTAGTTCCTGAGTCACAGATTAAACCGCTGGATAAACTGCGTGATGAAGTGGTGCTCGGCATCGTTGAGGCAGCTCGTCTGCAGCGTCAGTCTCTGGTCGAGTTCAAGCTCGGTTCTATGGCTAAAATCGGTGATTTTATCGACCTTTCAGCAGCGGAATACGGCGTGGAATATGGCGGTGCCAAGGGCAATGTCACGCTGGTCAGCTTTGATGGCCGTTATAAGCTGGTTCGCGCCGTGGGCGAGCATCGCATCTTTGATGAGCGTATTCAGGCGGCAAAGAAGCTGATTGACGACTGCATCAGAGAATGGTCTGCCGGGGCTAACGAAAAGATTATGGCGATGGTCGATCATGCCTTCCGTGTCAATAAACAGGGCCGGATTGATATCAATCAGGTTCTGGGTCTCCGCTCACTGAATATTGACGATGCCAAATGGAATGAAGCGATGGACGCCGTGGCCGATGCTATCCAGGTCACGGGAACCAGCCAGTATCTGCGTTTATATGAGCGTCAGGATGATGGCACTTATAAACAGATATCGCTGGATTTAGCCAAACTCTGAATATTCGTTAATTAACTTTGTTTTATTTCCGGCGTCAGCGCCGTGGGGTTGCTCACGCCGAAAATCAGTAAGGACATATTATGAATCCGAAAACGAAAGGTATTTTTGAGGCTGCGTTTGCTAAATGGGGATTTGAATCTCAGGTGCTGGTTCTTTCCGAAGAAGCCAGCGAATTATCAGCCGCCTGCTCGCGTTTTCTTAACCACAAAACCGACAGCAGCAAAGTGGCCGAAGAGGCGGCGGACGTCGAGATCATGATTGAGCAACTGCGTCATAACGGGATGGGCCCCATGATAGACCATGAAAAGAATCGCAAGATGGCACGGCTGGCGCAGATTGTAGGCGTGGAGTCACAGCCTCTCAGCCCCTTTGGTCCGTCAGTTATGGGGCTTCTAGAGGAAGCGACCGAACAACTGGGCCTTGCCGAAACGCTCTATCGCGACACCAAAACCAGTAACCGCTATGCCGCTGCCCGCGCCCGCATGGCCGTCAGTCTGTTGATGCAGGCCGCGCAGAAGATGATGCGCGAGCAGCAGTATGCCGAACGTATGCGGGCTGAGGATAAAGCTCATGATTAATTTAGAGCAGATTAAAGCTGATATTGCGGCCCGCAAGGCGATGCCAGCATGGGGGCCTCAGACGTCTATCGAGCGCATCAAGACTATCAATGCCACGCTTCCCAGCTTTTCGCTGAAAACGGTCGAGGCGCTGGTAGAGGTGCTGGATAAGACCCAGAGTGCTAATGCCGCTCAAAACGACCATATCAATCAGCAGCAAGACCGCATTGATCAGTTGGAGAAGAAAAACGCCGAACTTGGTAAATACGCCAAGGAGCTGGAGTCCAGGACCGTGAAGCTGTCGCAGCCTATTAGCGTTTTGCATCGCCGTGATTTCATTGATTCGCACCGCGCGATATATGCATATCCGGAAGCAGAGGTTAACGCAGCATTAGCCAGAGCTGGCATCAAGTTGGAGGCTGAGTAAATGATTGCAATAATCGGCACATTTCTGTTCTGGGGCGTTGTCATCGTTGTGGGCGCTGTCGCTGTGATTTGCGCGTTTATCGGCTTTATGTTCCTCGTCAACTACAGGAGGTAACCAATGACCCGCTCAAACGCAATCCAGATTATCCATATCGCCAAAAGCCAGCTGGCGCTTGACGATGACACTTACCGCTCCCTGCTGGGGGCGGTAGTTCCGGGCAAGTCGAGCTGCCGCGAGATGACCATCATCGAGCTGCAGAATGTTATCCAGGCACTGGAGGCTAAGGGGTTCAAAAGCAAACCTGTGCGCCGTTCTAAGCGCCGCATGTCTGCCCCGTCAGATGTGAGCCTGAAAATCCGTGCAATATGGAAAACGATGTTTAAAGAGGGGTTTATCCGGGACGGTAGCGATATTGCGCTCGACCATTTTGTCCAGCGCCAGACTCGCATCCGTAATGGCGGTGCTGGCGTCTCCAGCCTTGAATGGTTACGAGCCGACGCCGAGGACAACCTGCTAGAGAGCCTGAAGCAATGGCATATCCGGGAGATGAAAAAAGCCATGCTGGCACACCATGCCCGACTCCCCGAAAACCCGGTCACCGGTGACGAAAGCCGGGACTATGACACAATCTGCAGCGCTTACGCTGTCGCAGCCAGAAGGTGGAAAAAATGAGTGACGATCTCTTTGGTGATGTTCAGGACGACAGCATTCTGGACCATATTGATGATGAGATGGAGAGTTCCCGCTTTCCGTCGTTGTTGGCCGAACTGAATGCTTTATTGCGTAAGGAGCTTGAGCGCTTTGGTTATGACCCGCGTCACTCCATTGAACTGGTCGCAGCCATCAGCAGTAAAATCGGCGGGATGCAGGTTTACTTTCCACGCGGTCAGGTGCTTGAGCAGCTCGTCAGGGATATGCGTATCTGGCGTGATTTTCAGGGTAACAACATCCCGGAACTGGTTGAGCGCTACCAGGTGACCTATAAAACAGTGTATAAAGCTATCAGGCGTATGCGCAGGCTGGAAGTAAGTAAACGCCAGTATTCTCTGGACATGGAGTGATAATAATGGTCGGTGGTATTTTAATAAACCTAGTGGTTGTTGTATGTTGCTTCTGGGTGTTTTTTGATGCAGCAAACAACCATATTGGAATGCATACAGTTAAAGATGGTATTAACAAAGGTTACAGAAGTGGTTTATCCCCTATTGTTTGGGGGGCTGGTTCTTTATTGATTTTTCCATTCATTATCTATCTTTACAGGCGAAAAACACTGCTTTCTATTGCTAAGGAATACCCTGTGCAAACGGATAAAAGCACTGGCTTTATAATTGTTTTTTTGATTGTATCTGCGGTGATGATTTACTCATTCAAAGATATTTTATTTATCTAGTAGAATCAAACTTAAAGGAAGCCGGTTAATCCGGCTTTTTTTATGCCTGCCACAAAATGAGAAGGAACCCACATTTACCTTCTTCCTTGTAAAAGGTGCAGGCATGACAACAGCATTCTCCCCCGCGTTTTTACACGCACTCTCTTTCATTCGCGCCCGCGAAGGTGGTTACGTTAATGACCCCACCGACAAAGGCGGCGAAACCAAATACGGTATTTCCGACAAGCGCGATGGTCTTGCCGATGGCAAAACCGACGTTGATGGCGACGGTAAACCCGATACCCGCATTAAGGACCTGACCGAAGAACAGGCCGGGCAGATCTATTTCCGCGATTACTGGTATCCGGCTTATTGCACTGACTGGCCGGACGGTATCTCACTCTTTGTCTTTGATTCCTCCGTTCAGCATGGCGCTAAAAAAGCGATCCAGCTCCTGCAGGATGCGGTCGGTGTCACCGCTGACGGCATTGTCGGCCCTAAAACCACTAAAGCGGTTATCGGCGCTGATGCTGAATGGCTGCTGACTCGCTGCTTCCTGCGCCGCTCCCGCTATTACGCCGACATCATCAAATCCAATTCTTCTCAGGGTAAATACCTTAACGGCTGGTTTAACCGTCTCGATGAGCTGGCGAACGCCTGTCAGGAGGTCATTGGCGGTCAGGTCTCGGTTCCCCGGAGTTGAGCATGGGTAAAGGCTGGGATTCATCGTTACGCGCGGGGCGGCGCGATCGCCTCCGTCAGGAGGTGCTTCACCGGGTTGCCGGTGGCCCTCCACCCGTTCCTCGCGATTACAAAGGCTGCGACGGCACTCATGCCAGTTATTACCGCAGGGGCTGGGACTCCGTCGATACACGAGACATCGTCTGGCAGTGCCAGCGATATAAGGAAAAGCATAATGTTTAAATTAAATACCGACGGGCTGATTCAGGCGTTGATCCGGGTATTTCAGTCCGGCTGGTCTGTGGTCGTTCTCGCCGGTTTATCGCTGCTGCTCTGTTGTTTCTATGGCCGTCAGGCATTTGTTGTCTGGTGGCTGACGTTCTCCGGTGCCCTGTTAATAGCGGCAAGTATCTGGCTCGGCAACCTGCCTTATCGTTTACGTCAGCCTGACCGCCCGGCCCGAAAGTGGGTACGTTGTGTCTCGTGGCTGATCTGGGCTTTCGGCGCTTTTCTGCTGGCCTTTGCCCCCGTCTTTGCAACCAGTCCGGTCGTCATGCTGCTTAACCCTCTCGCCGGTCTGACCGTGGTCATTCTGTATGCCTGGCTGGTTCGTAAGGAGGTAATAAATTGGATCCTGTAACGCTTTCCACTATTGCCTCCGTCCTGCTGAAGGCCGGACCTTCTCTGGTTCGTACCGTCGGCGGCTGGTTCGGCAGCGACAGTACCACGGCGAAAGCCGCTGATTCGGTGGCCAGCATTGTCGAGACTGTCAACGGTGCGATTAATCCCGCCGACCAGCAGCGCGTGCTGGAGCAGAAGCTGGCGCAGCTGCCGCCCGAGCAGCTAGTCCAACTGGAGGGCCTCAAGGTACAGCTGCAGCAGTTCCAGCTGGAGCGGGACAAGGCGCAGATGGCCGACCAGCAGGCTGCGCACCACGAACAACAGGAAACCATCCGCAACGGCGACAACGCCACGGACGAATATGTCCGCCAGACCCGTCCGCTGATGGCCCGATTATCCCTCTACAGCAGCATTGCTTACGTGATGATCATGTCTCTGGGCCAGCAGGCTGGCGCGGTGGCCGGTGCTTTTGGCCATGCTTTTTCCATGCCCGCCCCTGACTGGGATATTTCGCTGATGCTGGCGACTCCTGCGCTGGGTTATCTGGGTTTCAGGACGCTGGACGGCTTCGCCCGGTACAGTAAATCCAGCAAACACAAGGTCATGGTGGGTAAATGACGAAAGCATTTGATCGCGCCAGCGACCTCGAAATGGAAGAGCGCGAACGGGCTTTAAACAACCATTTAAACCGGGTTAAAGAGCTGCCGGAGAATTACGGATTTTGTAACGACTGCGGTGCGGCTATTCCCGTAGCCCGACTTCAGGCGCTGCCGTATGTCGCGACCTGTTTCACCTGTCAGTCCATCAGAGATATCAGGGGGACGCATGGGCTGGGAAATTATTAAGGGAAACTGGGCGATCATCTGGGCGTTGTTTATGTCTGCCGTGAACGTCATTCAGCTCCTCCTGGCCAAAACCTATGTCAAACGCGAAGAACTGGAGCTGATGCGCACCCGACTGCAGAGCATTGAGAACACTATCGCCGGGCTACCTAGTCAGAAAGACCTGCACCAGCTGCAGCTGGAAATGAGTAATTTGCGGGGTGACCTCCGCGAACTGGGCCCGGCGATTCGCCAGGTGAAACATGTCAGCGATCTGCTTCTGGAAAATGAGCTGAAGGAAAAATAAGAGGTGACGACTATGCGTGACATTCTCGACCAGGACCAGCGACTGGTTATTCTGCGATCCCTTGTCGAATGCGGCGACAGTGCCAACGAGTCGATTTTGCAGACCTGCCTGCACACGTATGGCCATCGCGTTTCCCGCGATACGGTGCGCACGCATCTGGCGTGGCTGCGTGAGCAGGGTCTGGTCAGTCTGACGGATGTTTCCGGCTGTTATGTGGCTGAAATCACCGGTCGCGGTGATGACGTCGCCAGCGGTCTCGCCACAGTTCCGGGGGTGAAAAAGCCCCGCGCGAGGGGGTAACGATGGCTAAAACTAAACCTTACACCGAGGCACAGCGGCGTATTTTTTATCAACTGGCCGCAGTGATGGTTTGCTCAGAGATTGAGTCTCAGGTTATCGCGCCGTTTAGTGAGAAAGAGACCGGAAAACCTTATGACCGCAGCGCCCCTGATAGTTTTACCAACACGTTTCTGAACAAGAATCCTGAGTTCAGACGTGCATTCGAAACGCTGGGCCGTGCCATCACCAGAGAGCGGAAAAACCAGCTGCAGCTGGCAAAGGCGACAAGGAGCAAACATGGCAGTTGAGAAACCGACCCGAGGGCGCCCGTCGAAAATTGACCTGCTGCCGGATGGCGTCCGCGACCAGCTGCATCAGATGCTGCGTGAGAAACGTCATACCCAGGAAGAAATCCGCGAGGCCATCAACGAACTGATTGACGGCCATAACCTGCCTGATGATATGAAGCTCAGCCGTACCGGCCTGAACCGTTACGCCAGCAAAATGGAAGAGTTCGGCGCAAAAATCCGGGCTTCCCGTGAGATGGCGGAAATCTGGGCGGCAAAGCTGGGTTCTGCGCCATCTTCTGACGTGGGTAAGCTGCTGCTTGAGTTCGTCAAAACGATGGCCTTTGAAACCTCCATGTCCCTTGCAGACGGTGCGGACCCTGTAGAGCCGAAGGCCCTCGGCCAGCTGGCACTGGTTGCTCAGCGTCTGGAAGCGGCAGCGATGGCCAGCCACAAACGCGAGAAAGAAATCCGCCGGGCATTCGCCGAAGAAGCCGCCGCGCAGGCGGAGAAAATCACAAAAAGCGCCGGGCTTTCTGCGGAAACCGCCGCTGATATCCGTCGCCAGATTCTGGGGATCGTGTGATGGGTGAACATCTTTCAGCGCCGGAAAAGTTACGTAATCAGTCCGCCAGCGCCATTCTTTCGGGCGAATTTGACGAAGAACAGGTGCTGCTGCCATATCAGCGCCGGTGGATTGCCGATAAATCTCAGCTCAAAATTGCCGAGAAATCCCGCCGTACCGGTCTGACGTGGGCGGAAGCGGCTGAGTCTGCGCTCAATGGTGCAATGTCTGTCGCTGCCGGTGGTTGCGACACCTTCTATGTCGGCACCACCAAAGATATGGCGCGTGAGTTTATTGACGCCGTGGCTATGTGGTCTAAGGCCTATGGACTGGCGGCAGGCGAAGTCGGCGAAGAAGTTCTGAAAGATGAAGACAAAGATATCCTTGTCTATGTCGTCAACTTTGCCAGCGGCTTTAAAACAAAAGCTCTGTCATCCAATCCGTCAAACATGCGTGGTATGGACGGCAATATTGTTATCGATGAGTCGGGCTTCCAGAGCGATCTGGCCGCCGTTCTCAAGGCCGCTCTGGCGCAAACCATGTGGGGGCATAAGGTTCGTCTTATTTCCACCCATAACGGCATTGAGAATCTGTTCAATACCATCATCACCGACAGCCGTGCGGGCAAAAAACGGTACTCCGTTCACCGTATTGATATTGAGCTGGCCATCAGCGAGGGGTTGTATCGTCGTATCTGCCAGGTGACGAAAAAGCCGTGGTCACCAGATGCCGAAGCGGAGTGGCTGGCGAATCTGCTGAGCGATACCGCCACTGAAGAAGACGCCCGCGAGGAATACTATTGCGAGCCGAAGAACGGCGGCGGCACCTATCTGGCCCGCTCCATCCGCGAGCGTGCCGCGCGGGGCTCCGGTCCCGTTCTGCGTTTCACCGGCACGGCAGAATTCAATGCCATGCCGGAAATCATCCGCGCACTGGATATGCAGGAGTGGCTGGATAAGGTGGTGCTGCCTGTGCTGAACACGCTCCCGCAGAACCTCCGCCACTGTCTCGGCGAGGACTTCGCGCGGTCGGGTCACCTGACGGTCTTTGCGCCGATGACCGTCAACGACGACACCACGCGTACCGTACCGTTCCTTGTCGAGTTGGCCAACGTTCCCTACAAGCAGCAGGAGCAGGCGCTGTTCTTTATCTGCGACAGGCTACCGCGCCGCGACGGTATCAAGTTGGATGGACGGGGGAACGGTAACTATCTTGCCGAACAGGCGGCGGAGAAGTACGGCGCAGAGGTGGAGGTTGTCATGCCTTCCGTCGCCCACTACCGCGAGAACATGCCGCGCTTCAAGGCTGCGTTCGAAGACGATGAGCTGGTCCTGCCGAAGCATGAAGATGTCATCAGCGACCTCGGGCAGATTGTCGTTCAGCGCGGGGTGCCTGGAATTGATGACCGGGAGAATACCGGCAGCGATGGCCACAAGCGTCACGGCGACAGCGCGTATGCGATCTTCCTTGCCTTTCTCGCCAGCAAAGAAGACTGCCAGCGCTATGAGCTGCATCGGCTTAACAAATCCCAACAGCAGCGCAATAGCGACAGTCGCCGCCAGTTGCGCATCACACGTGGCCTTAAAAATCAGCGAGGACTGCTTTGATGCTGAAGAAACTCTCCGGTGCGATCCGACGCCTGCTTAACCCGGCAACCGATGAAACCGTCTCCGTTAATGAAACCGATATGACCCAGCCCGAAGCGCGGGCCAGAAGCGCCAGCGTCAGGTCGCCCTCTGCGGGCATCAGCGTGGCGAGCACCTTATCCCCGGCGAGATTAGCCGGGGTTCTGCGCAATGTGACCGAGGGAAACGCACGGGACTACTTCATCCTTGCGGAAGAGATGGAAGAGCGTGACCTACACTACGCAAGCGTACTGCGTACCCGCAAGCTGACTGTGGCCGGTATCCCTCCTGCAGTAGAGGCGGCCAGCGACGATGAGCATGACGTATTGCTGGCTGATGCTGTTCGCGATCTTGTCGAGCAGCCGCAAATCCCGGAGCTGTTATTTGATCTGCTCGATGGCCTCGGTAAAGGTGTTGGGGTCTGCGAAATCCTGTGGAGTACCCGTGATGGCTGGATGCCGCGTGATTATGAGTGGGTTGACCCGCGGTTCCTGAAACCCGATAGCGACACACTTCGTGAGTTCCGTCTGCTGACGGACGAGCAGCCAGTAGACGGTATCCCCCTGACGCCGGGAAAATATGTGATGCATTATCCCCGCCTGAAGTCTGGTTTGCCGCTGCGTAATGGTCTGGCCCGTCTGGTCGCGGTGATGTATATGCTCAAGTCCTTTACCGTCCGTGACTGGTGGGCGTTCGCCGAGAAGTTTGGCCTCCCCATCGTCGTCGGTAAGTACGGGAATAATGCCACCGATGAGCAGATTGGGACCCTCATCGATGCTATCGCCTCCATTGCATCGGATGCAGGCTGCGCCATCCCGCAAAGTATGCAGCTGGAGATGCAGGAAACTGCCAGCCGCAACGGTGGCGGCGCATTGTTCAAGGAAATGGCGGAATGGTGCGACGCCCAGACCAGTAAGGCCGTACTGGGGCAGACCATGACCACCGACGACGGCAGCTCGCGATCTCAGGCCGACGTGCATGACCGGGTGCGCATGGATATTGCCCGCTGGGATGCCCGTCAACTGGAGAACACTCTAAATGAGTTTCTGGTACGCCCGTTTATCCAGTTCAACTATGGGCCGCAGGAAAAGTACCCGCGTGTGAAGCTGACAATCAGCGAACCGGAGGACCTCAAAGCTTTTGTCGATGCGCTTATCCCCCTGGTAGATCGTGGTCTGCGGGTGCAGGAGTCTGAAGTCCGGGACAGGTTCGGTCTGGCTGAGCCGGAGAACGGCGCGGCGGTACTCTCACCCTCTAACAGCTTCTCTGCCTTCAGCCCTGCACCGGCACTCAACCGTGCGCAGCTTGCGCTCAACCGTTCGCAGGAAGATGAGATTGATGTGATGGCCAGCGAGGCGCTGAAAGACTGGGAGCTGACCGGTGATGCGTTCACCAGTCCGGTGCTGCAGCTGGCGAAAGACGCAGGCAGTTTTGAAGAATTTCTGGCACGTCTGCCGGACCTGCAGACGACGCTGGAGCCAGCCGCGTTCGTCGAGCAGCTGGCGATGTTGAGCTTTAAGGCGCGGACGCTGGGAGATGCGAACGATGGCTAAGGCTCCCGATATTATCCCCAAAGAGGCGCTGGCCTGGCTGAAGTCGAAAAAGCTGGCGCCGGGCTTCGATTACCGTGATGTGTGGAAGCAGGAGCACAGCATCGGTTTCACTGTGGCGAAGATGACGCAGCTCGATCTGCTCTCTGACGTCAAAGCATTGGTCGAAGACGCAATGGGCAGCGGCCAGTCGTTCGCCGAATTCCGCGAGGTGCTGAAGCCCCTGCTGGTGAAGCGTGGATGGTGGGGTCAGCAGCTGATGGATGACCCGCTGACAGGTGAGACAAAGCCGGTGCAGCTCGGCAGCGATCGTCGTCTGCGTACCATCTACGATACCAACATGCGTACTGCCCGCAGCGCCGGTCAGTGGGACCGCATCCAGCGCACTAAGCGCGCGATGCCCTATCTGCTCTATACGCTGGGTCCGTCACGCGAGCACCGCGCCGAGCACCTGAAATGGGCTGACCTCTGTTTGCCCGTTGACGCCCCGTTCTGGCTGACTCATTTCTGCCCCAACGGCTGGGGCTGTAAATGTATGCTCCGTCAGGTCAGCAAATATGAGTACGATCAGTTGCTGAAAAATGGCGTCCCGCGCAACGTGCAGCAGCTCGACGACAACGGCCAGCCTACCGGCCACGTTATCCGCCAGACCGTACCGGTCCGTACCGAAGCCCCGCCCGTCAAACGGGTGAAGTGGGTTAACAAGCGCACCGGCGAAGAGGAGATGGTGCCGGAGGGGATTGATCCGGGCTGGGACTACAACCCCGGCATGCGCCGTCAGGCCGAACTTGAGCGCCAGCTGGCCGCGAAGCAGAGCGCCTTCGACAGTGATAACTAAACAAGGCGGTAATCCGCCTCAAACGCGCTCAGGGACTTTACCGGCATTTATGGTACGATGATTCGCTGAAAAATTCTTAAACGCGCCACGGCGTTTTTGAACGGGGTTTGAACGCGGTTCCCCGCTGCGTTTCCCGCAACTCTTCCTTTATATACAGGGAAAGCGGTTAATCTACTTTCTTCTCCCGCATCGCCGACACTGTCCGTCAGTTACCTTTAACGACGGACAGCACCATGCCAAAGCCTGCAACACAACTCGAATTTCTGGCCCTGTGCTTTGAGCTTCCCGACCTGTCGGATGCCAGCATGCCGCTGCCGGAATGGTTGCCGATGATCCCTGCGGGTACATTCACTGGCCGGGATGGCCGTTCCTGGGTAAACGACAATCCGCAGGCCTTCATTGCCACGTCCTTTCGTTACCCGACGTTGCCGTTTGATGCCGAGCATTCCACCGAACTGCTTGGCCCTAAAGGTGAAGAAGCTCCGGCCTATGCCTGGATTGATGCCATGCGCGTCAACGCTGACGGCAGCATTGACGGTCATATCGAGTGGACGCCTGACGGCGAAGCGCTCGTTCGCGGTAAGAAGTACCGCTATTACAGCCCGGCTTTCCGTCATTTCCCTACCGGTCAGGTCTCGCATCTGTCCAGCGCTGGCCTGACCAACAAACCCAACCTGTATTTACCCGCACTTAACTCGGAGAACACCATGACTGTACCTGTGCAAATTGCCACGGTGCTGGGACTGGCTGCAACTGCGTCGATTGATGACGCTGTATCAGCTATCCAGACCATCAAAAACAGTGAATCGCTTGCGCTGAACCGTGCTCAAAACCCGGACCTGTCGAAGTTTATTCCGCAGGAGACGTACCAGTTGGCGCTGAACCGCGCTCAGACAGCAGAGGACCGCCTGAAGACGCTGGATGAGAAAACGGCTACCGCGCTGGTTGATGATGCCGTGACCGCCGGGAAAGTCGCGCCCGCTAACCGCGATATGTACCTGGCCCTTTGCCGCACTGAAGATGGTCGCCAGAAGTTTGAAGCGTTCGTAAAAACTGCGCAGCCACTGGTTAATCTGGACCCGTCCAAAGGCAAAGAGAACAACGGTCAGCAGACCACGCTTAACGAAACTGAGCTGGCGATGTGCCGCAGCATGGGTATTTCGCAGGAAGAGTTTCTCGCCGCTAAACCGAAACAGGAGCAATAACAATGCCAGCACCGTCAGCTGAAATTCTGCACGCGCTCTCAACGTCCCTGAGCGCCGCCTTTACCAAAGGTCTTGCGGGCGTCAAGTCGCAGTACCTGCGCATCGCTACTGAAGTGCCGAGCGGCTCTGCATCCAATACGTATGGCTGGCTCTCGGACCTGCCGACCATCAAAGAGTGGGTCAGCGCCCGCCAGTTCGCGCAGTTGTCTCAGTACGGCTACACCATCTTCAACAAAACCTGGGAAAACTCGATCAAGGTCAAGCGTGAAAATATCGAAGACGACCAGATTGGTCAGTACAGCGTGATTGCGCAGGCATTCGGTCAGCAGGTCGCCGAGTTCCCGGATACGCTGAGCTTCCCGCTACTGGTTGCCGGTTTCAAAACCCTGTGCTTTGACGGCCAGAACTTCTTTGATACTGACCATCCGATGGCGGGCGGCACCTACAGCAACGTTGTAGGCGATATCGCGACCGACACCGGCGAGCCGTGGTTCCTGATTGATGAGAGCCAGGTACTCAAGCCGATCCTTTATCAGAACCGCCGTCCCTTCAATTTCCAGGCACTGGATGACCTCAGCAATGACCACACCTTCAAGAACAATGAGTTCCTGTATGGCGTGGATGGCCGCTGCAACGTCGGTTTTGGCTTCTGGCAAACCGCCTGCGGGTCCCGCGCACCACTGACTGTCGCCAACTATGAGGCGGCGGTGAAGGTTCTGCAGGGGATGAAACGTGATTCCGGTAACCCGCTGGGTATCCGCCCGACCACGCTGGTCGTCGGTCCGAACAACCGCGCAGCAGCGAAGAAGATCATCGACGCGATGCTGGTCGATGGCGGTAATTCCAACATCTATTACAAGGATGTGGAAATCGTCGACAGCCCGTTCATCACCACCCCGGCGTAATAGTCAGTCTCCGTTTTAATACCGTTACAGCGGGCTTTAAACCCGCTGTGACCCACCTTTAAAGAGGATGGAACAGTGAGTGGAACGAAAGAAAAAACAGCGGGTAAGCAAAGCACTAAAGGTCGCGCTGGCAAGGTTTCAGCGCAGGAAGTGGCACAGACTGATGCATTTGACCTGCCGGGAGCTGAACGGTCAGTCACATTGCCAGGGCATTACGTTGCGGTGGGTGCGTCCCCCATCCGTGTAACCCTGGGTGAAGCCGATGAATCACTGACGCCTGAAGGTCTGGCCGCCGGTGACGGCAGTGAGAATCTTATCGTAGCAACCCAGCTACAGACAGAATCTCTGAATACCAGTCAGGGCGAAATGCGGTCTGCGCTAACTGCAGAAGGGCTGGCTTCAGGTGCTGATTTATCGCCTCTCAGCATGAACATTACACCCAATCCTGCTACCGACGATGTTGTGGTGCTGGAGGTTCGTGCCCGGTCTGAGCGTGGGTTCTGGCGCTGCGGTCGCTTCTGGCCGCGCGAGCCCGTCCATGTGTTTGTCAGCGACGACCCCGATGGCGATAACGAGGCCAATGCGCTGGAGGGTGATGTGGTGGTGGAATGTTTCATCAGCCATGAAACCGCCGAACGCCTGAAAGCTGAGCCTCATCTGGTGGTGGCGATAGTGCCGGTTCTGCAGGTGGCGGAGAAAGACTGATGGGAATTTACGTTACCCGTGATGACCTGCTGGCTGCGGACGGGTCGCTGGTCTGGACTATGGCCATCGACAAAGCGACTAACCAGCTCGACGAGACGAAGATAGCCACGGCCATCGAGGATGCCGACGCGGAGATCAACTCGTTTCTGTCAAAGCGTTATCAGCTGCCGCTGAACATCACCACCGTTCCGCGCCCGCTGCACCGGGTAGCCGTATCCATCGCCATTTACTGGCTGTCCGAGCGTGACAATCAGATCACTGACCTGATTCAGAAACGCTACGACAGCGCGATCCAGACCCTGAAAGAGATGGCGAACGGCACCCGTGACCTCGGCCTGCCGACCGACACGCCAGCCCCGGAGACCGATAACGGCAGGATGATTGTTGTCTCCGATAACAAACGCCTGTTCACCCGTAACAACCTCAAAGGGGTGTTGTGATGGGGATTTCGGTTGAGGTTATCGGCGCTGAGAAGCTGCAGCAGATGCGACTGGCCATCGAGAAACTCTCTGACAGCTCGCTGCAGCAGGAACTGCTGGAGAGTATCGGCGCTGTCGTTGAATCGCAGACCCGCCGCCGCATCAGCGACGAGAAAACCTCACCGGCTGGCGAGCGCTGGGAGGAATGGTCCGAAGGTTACCGCAAGACCCGCAGCGGGAATCAGAGCCTGCTGCAGGGGAATGGCGATCTGCTCGACAGCATCCAGTACATCGTCGAGCGTGGCCGCGTTCGTGTGGGTTCGCCGCTCAGCTACAGCGGCGTTCATCAGGACGGCTTTGCAGGCAGCGTCCCGGTCAGCGCTCATAAGCGTCTCATTCATCAGGCGTTTGGCCGGGCGCTGAAGCATCCGGTCTGGCAGACCGTCGGCTCCCATAATCGCATGATGGATATTCCACAGCGCGAGTATCTCGGGCTGTCCACCGCAAACAGTGATGAGCTGATGCACGTCATCGGCGACTTCTGGAAAGAGGTATTACCGTGACTAACGAACGTCCATCCTTGTTGACCACCGGCTCCACGGTCTCCGCCGCTGAGAACATTGTGGCGTGGCTGAAACCGGAGCTGCTGAACGAACCTCAGCAAAACAAGCCTGACCGCGTCAGTGTTATCGAGCGCCACATCGGCCAGTTCAGCACCCCGGTAGAGGTCAAAACCTACCTGACGGATCGTGATGGTTGCATCCGTCTGGCCGCACTCCGCGTGCGCAATGTCCGCGCTCAGGCAGGCGGCACCGTCGGCGATATCACCTGGGCGGCGTATGTCATGGCCACCGATGCATGGGGCTATACGCGCGATACCCGCTGCGAGGTGCTGGTCGGGAAGCTGGTGCGCCGTATTGTCCAGCGCGGAGCCGCTAACGGGATGAAAGCTGAGCGTCTGGCCACCTCCGTCAGCGCCGACAATATCTATTCCGGCGGGCTGAACGATCTGGGGCTGACCATGTGGGCCGTGACGTGGGAACAGGAGTTCCGCCTGGATGATGAAATCGACCTTGCCACCCTCCCGGACTTCCTGCGACTGGGGGCCACGCTGCAGGTCAGCGACGGCACCGACCCCATTAAAGGCGTTATTAACGTAAGAGAGCCGTAACGATGAAAAAACAGATTAAGCCCGCCCGCGAGGGCCTGAAGGTGCGTAAACCCGGCGGCGAGCACCTGAACCCCAAAGGGGAAGCGCTCCTCATGAGTGCATGGTGGCACCGTCGTGCAGCCGAAGGCGATGTGATCATCGCTGATATTCCGGCTACCTCCCCTCAGACCCGTGCAGTTAAGGAGAAGTGATATGTCACTAGGCAATATCCCTGATGATTTTCGTGTCCCGCTGGTTATTATCGATATCGATAACTCCCAGGCACTCGACAGCGCCCCGGCGCAGTCCCGCAAAATTATTGTGATCGGCCAGCAAAGCGCGACCGGTACAGCAACGGCTCTGACGTCAAACCGCATCACCAGCGACGGCACCGCTGACCAGCTCTACGGCAAAGGCTCCATGCTGGCCGGGATGCTCAAAACCCTGCGTAAGGCCAACAGCTATACCGAAGTGTGGGCGATGGGCCTGGCTGATATCGCTGCCGGTGCTGCCGCAAAAGCAGAGCTGGCCATTACCGGCCCGGCCACCGCTGCAGGTACTCTGGCCCTGTTGGTGAACGGTGTCTCGGTGCAGGTGGGTGTCAGTGCTGACGATACCGCCGATACTATCGCTACAGCCATTATCGCCGCCGTGAATAAACTCCCGGACACGCAGGTCATCGCCGCGCTGAAAGCTGCATCAACAACGTCAGTCACTCTGACCACCAACTGGAAAGGCGTGACCGGCAATGCGATGGACGTTCGTCTCAACTACTACCCCGGCGAGCAGACACCGGCAGGCGTTGCGGTGGCTGTGACTGCGTTCACCGGCGGCACCGGCACCCCGGATATTGCGGCTGTCGTCGCGGCGCTGGGCGATGACTGGTACACCGATATCGTGTTCCCGTATAACGACATGCAGAGCCTGAACGCCATCCGGGATGAGCTGCTCGAACGCTGGGGTCCGCTCCAGATGATAGAGGCGCAGCTCTGGACGGCGCTCCGGGGCACTCATGCCGAGTCGGGAACCTTTGGTGAAACCCGCAACGACTGGCTCATCTCCTGTCTCGGAACCAACATCGCACCGCAACCGCACTGGCTGTGGGCGGCATCCTACGGCGGCATCGCGGCGTACTATCTTGCGAACGATCCGGCCCGACCGCTGCAGACACTGGTGCTGCCAGGTATCCTCCCTCCGGCGAAGGATGTGCGCTGGGATATGCCGGAACGCAACCTGCTGCTGCATGACGGCATCGCCACCCATAACGTCGACGCGGGCGGGAATGTCTGCATCGAGCGCGAAATCACGATGTACCGTGTCAATCAGTACGGTGACGCCGATACGTCGTACCTTAACGTGCAGTCTCCGGCCACGCTGGGGCGTATTCGCTACGTCATCAAAAACCGCTTCAGTAACCGATATCCGCGTCACAAGCTGGCCGGGGATGATGTGCTTGACCTGCTCGATCCGGGTCAGCCGGTGATGGCGCCGAAGATTGCCCGCGCCGAGCTGCTGGATATCGCGCTGACTGAGCTGATCCCGGCGGGTCTGGTTGAGGACTTCGACGACTATAAAGACACGCTGGATGTGTATCTCGACGGTGCCGACAAAGACCGTCTGAACTTCATCTGCCACCCGAACCTGGTTAATCAGCTGCGTGTGCTGGCCGGTCTTATCCAGTTCAAACTTTAAGGAGCCTTTATGAGCATTCTGGGTATGGCGGCCATCCGTATTAATGGCCGCGAAATCAAAACCGAGGGTAAATCCACCCTCAATCCGGGGGGCTATGCCCGCACCCAGCATATGGGGGGCGGAAAGGTCTGGGGGAACTCCCGCAAGATGGCCGGTCCCTCGATCCAGATGACTATCGCGGCCGCGCAGGATATGGACGTTATCGAAATCAGCAACTGGGAAGACGTGACGGTGATGTTCGAAGGAGACAACGGTCTGACCTACATGATGACCGGTGCGGCCACCGACAACCCGGCGACGCTGGATGAAGACGCTGGCACCATCAGCGCCAACTTTATCGGCACCAAACTGGTGAAGGTATAAAGCATGGCGCAGATGACACTGACGTTAATTCACGGCTACGTCACCGGTAAAGGTACTGACGATGAGATGCAGCACCGTACCGTTACCTTTCGCGAGCTGACCTCAAAAGACGTCATCGATGCTCAGCTGGAGGCCGAGCGCGTGGTTATCGGGGAGAACGGCAAGGCCGTAGCGTACTGCTCTGAGGTGCTGATGGGGCTGGGTATGCTGCGGCGTCAAATTGCCTCTGTGGGTGAGATTCCGGGGCCATTGTCCCTCAAGCAAATCTACGCCTTTCACCCGGAGGACCTGGAGTTACTCAGCAGTAAAGCTGCCGCACTCGATGACCTGCTTTCGGAGACCGCATCGCGGGGGCGACCTGGTGCCGCTGGCGACGGCGCTCAGTAATCTCATCGTCAATTTGTCCCAACGTTTTGATATGTCCTACCTGCAGCAGTTGCCACTACGGCAGCTGCTGCGCCTGACAGAGCAGCTGAGGAAGCAACATGGCAAACCGCCTCACCACTGAAATACTCATCAATCTGGCAGGTAACCTGACAGCCAAAGCCCGCCAGTACGGGGCCAACATGTCCGAGTTCGCCCGTACAAATCAGCGGGCAATGTCGGTTGTCAAAGCCACGACGGCGGCGGCTGGTCGTGGTCTGGATGCTCTGGGCAATCGCTATACCACCATGATTGCCGGTTTTGCCGGTGGTGCCATGTTGAGAGACTTTGCCGCGACAGATCGCCGCATCACACGTATGGGACTGGCAGCAGAGAAGACCAAAAAAGAAATGTCCGAGATGTTTGGCGGTATGCAGGATGCTGCGATCAAGTTTCGTGTCGATGACAGCGAAGTGGTCAGCGCGATTGAGAAAGTCGGGACGGTGACTGGTGATATTGATTACGGCTATAAGAACCGAAACATCATAGCACCGTCTATCGCTGCGTCAGGTGCTGATGGTGAAAGTATCGGGGGACTCTTCTCTCAGTTCACAAAGTTTAACCTGAGCAACGAGAAAGACACCCTGCAGGCAATGGATACCCTGAATCAGCTCGGTAAAGAAGGTGCGTTTGAACTGAAGGATATCGCCGAACGCGGCGTAAAAGCGTTCTCAATGTATGCCGCCGCAGGGGGAACAGGTGTACGGGGCGTGAAGGACGTCGGCGTGGCGCTGGAGAGCGCGGTCGATGCTACCGGTGATACGACCACTGCCTCTACTGCAGTCGAGAACCTGATTCGGGATCTGCAGCTTCCGAAGGTTGTGAAGGAGTTGCGCCGGAATGGCATAAATGTTTTCGGTAAAGACGGAAAAATGCGATCACTGCCAACACTGATGGGAGAGATTGCAAAAAAATCAGGGAATAAAGGAGCGGAAACTCAGAGCGCACGCTTACTGGGGGCCGGATTTAATCAGGATAGCATCCTGTTGCTTAGCAGCGTGACGTCCGGTAAAGGTGCGGAGAACCTCAAACGCTATAACGGCGTAGTGGCCGATGGTCAGGGCATTATGAAAGATGCCGAGTATGCATCTAAAGATTTCACATCAGCCGTCACTGCACTAACCACCACCTGGAAAAAATTTGCAAACAGCAATCTCGCTAAACCAGTCCAGGAGCTGGCTGATGCAATTAATTCCGTTGACCAGGAAACCGTCCAGCACTGGCTGGAGATTGGTAAAAATATCGCCATCGCAGTCGGGGGGGTTATTGCAGCCCGCAAAGCGTTTCAGTTTGGTAAAGGTGTCTGGGATGTACTTAATCCAAATAAAGGTAAGGGTATACCTAATGGTATCGCTGATGTGTTTGGTTCAGGTGTAATGCCAGTTTATGTGACCAACTGGCCAGCAGGTGGGCTGGGTGGAACAGGAGAAGATAAGGTTAACGATCTTCTTGATACTACCGCCGACCTTCCAGGTTGGCCTGGAATGCTTGCCCGGGGTGGGTTAATTGCCAGTAAGTTGATGGGGTTAACTGATATGGACCCTTTTTCGGACGAGGGACGCGAAGAACTCCTTAAAAGGGTTCAGCAGAACAATGAGCGTTCAACGATGTGGGAGGACATCAAAAACTTTTTCACGTCTTCCTCGCCGTCACCTGCGGGTTACCAAGACCCGTCGCCGTGGGCGTCTATGCAGCCGCAAAACCAGCCGGGCTACCCGTTCCTGCAGCAGCCTGAGCTAAAAGGCAGTATCGAGGTCTCCGTAAAAGATGATCGGGTACAGGTGACCAGCGTTAAGGTCAATGCCCCCGGTGTCACCATGAGTGCATCCAGCGGTGTTCGTAATATGGAGCAGCAGTAATGGCCACTAAATGGGAAGACCTCCGCGATGCCTCATTCCGGGGCGTCCCGTTCTTTTTCCGCGACGTCGAGGGCGCTGGCGGTCGTCGTGCTATCCCTCACGCCTACCCCAAAAAAGAGGTGGGCTGGACGGAAGACCACGGCGCGGCACTGACTCAACAGCAGATTAACGCGATCCTGCTCGGCAGCGCCTACATCGACCAGATGAACCGTCTGCTGGCGGCGCTCAATACTGCCGGTCCCGGTGAGCTGGTGCATCCGTGGTTCGGCGTGCAGAAGGTTCAGGTTGGCCGCGTCACGCATCGTCTTTCCACCGAGGAAGGCGGTATTGCCTACATTTCCTTTGAGGTGTACGAGGCTGGCGAGAAGCTGTTCCCGTCCGGCACCGAAGACACCAGCGCCACCACGCTCAGCGCGGCGGATAAGGTCAAGGAAGCGCTGGCCAGCGGTGATTATTTCGCGGCGCTCGACGGTGTCGGCAGCATGGTGGATACCCTGCTGGATGATATGCAGAACCTCATCAGCAACCTGCCGACACTCCCCGGAGAGCTGAATGACTGGATGGACAGGCTCAACCGGTTTAAGGATCTGACCGGCATTGCCGCAGCCGCGCCGGGGGAAATTATCCGGGATGTGGTTGACCTCATCAGTGATATGAAAGACCTAGTATCAGAGCCACCGTTTGCCCTGCGTGTTTACGATCAGTTACATGACCAGTGGGAAGGCGACCGCGCCGCGCAGGCAGCAACGAAATCGCTGGCTGATAACGTCAGCGTGAACGCCTCTACCGGTTTTGCAAGCAGTGTTACACCCGTTGCGACGCAGAAAGCGACCGAAGCGATGCAGACCAATATTGAGGACTTCAGACAGCTGGTGCTTGTCTCCACGCTGGTTGCACAGGCAGAAACTGTGGCCACTGCGCTCTTTGAGACCAGTCAGGATGCTCAGACGACGGGCGACCAACTGGCTGAACAGCTCGGTGAAATGGCGACTGATGCCGTCGAGAGCGGCCAACGTGATCTATGGCGTTCCCTGCGTGAGTTGCGATTTGCCGTGGTAAACGATGTTCGTATCCGTAGCGTCCAGTTGCCAGAGCTGCGCCGCGTCACCCCGGCCCGGACAGTGCCGGTGATGCTGCTGGCGTACCGCGAGACAGGCGATGCTGAGAACCGTGACAAGCTGGTGACCCGCAACCGGCTGCGTTATCCCTCGTTTATTACGCCTTCACAGACGATTGAGATCATCAGCAATGACTGAAGAGTTAACCCTGAACGTTAACGGTCAGATCTGGGGTGGCTGGACGGACATGACCATTAATCGCTCGCTGGAATCCGTAGCGGGTGAGTTTGACCTGACCGTCTCCGCCCGATGGTCATCTGCCGCGCCGCGCTCCATCAAACCCGGTCAGTCCTGCACGGTCTCCATCGGCAGCGACCGCGTCATGACCGGCTACATCGACGACTTCATTCCCAGCTATGACGCGGATAACGTCTCCCTGCGCGTTATGGGCCGCGACAAGACCGGCGATCTTGTGGACAGCTCGGTGGTCGATCAATCCGGACAATGGAAAGGTCAGAAGCTGGAGCAGCTTGCCGCCACCATTTGCAAACCCTACGGCATCGAGGTGGTTAACGAGACCGACACCGGCGACGCTTTTGGCAGCATCACCCTCGAACAGGGTGAAACCGGCTTTGAACTGCTCGACCGTCTTGCCAAACAGCGCGGCGTTCTCGTGACCTCAGATGCTTACGGTCGGCTGGTTATCACCCGCGCATCAACCCAACGGGCCGGGGTGGCGCTCACCCTCGGCGACAATATTCTGGCTGCACGTGGACGCTTCAGCTGGCGCGAACGGGCCAGTCAGTACATCGTCAAGGGCTCCGCCAGTGCGGGTGGTTCAACATGGGATGACCAGCCAGTGAAAATGGTCGGCGGTCGCCAGACAGTGGTCAGCGACCCGGAGATCACCCGCTATCGTCCGAAGATTCTGGTCAACGAGGACAGCCTGACGGTCGGCGGTGCCAGCGCCCGTGGTGAGTGGCATAAGGCTTATGTGCTGGGAGAATCCAACACCACCGAAATCACCGTGGCAGGCTGGCGGGAGAACGGCATCAGCAGTCCGCTGTGGCAGACCAACCGGCTGGTGAAGGTAACCGACGCCATCCAACAGCTCGACGTCACCTGGTTGATTAAGGCTGTTTCCTTCATGGAAGGTGACAGCGGCCGTCTGACGGTACTGACCCTGGCCCCGCCTGAGTCGCTGGATATGCCGTCCCAGAAGGCTAAAGCGAAAGGGAAAAAAGCGAAGTCGAAAACGACCGTGGGGGCGACATGGGACTGAAAGACGCGAATATCGGACGCTCGTTTGCTGAACTGGGCCGACGTCTGCGCCTGATGGTGGACCGGGCGCTGGTCCGTATCGTGACGGACAGCCTCGGACGGCAAAACCTGCAGGTGCAGTCGCTGGCCGATGAGACCAATGACGACGTCGAACGCTTCCAGAACTATGGCTTTTCCAGCGTCCCGCCTGCTGGGTCTGAGGCCATTGTTGTTGCTGTGGGTGGCCGTCGCGGCGGTCTGGTGGCCATCGCCGTCGAGGACAAAGGGAGTCGCCCTCGTGGCGGCGAGGAAGGCGACGTTATTCTTTATCATCAGGAAGGTCATATTATTCGTCTGAAAAAGAATGGCGTGATTGAAATAACAGGGAAGACGGTAAATGTGGTTGCCGAAGAGAGCTGTGACATTATCGGTAAACAGATAAATATCACCGGCCCAACTTCTTTTAGTGAAGATATTCAGGTTAAAGGAAAAAGTTTCCTTGACCATATTCATAAGGATGGTGACGGTGAAGACACGACTAAACCCTTATGACCATCAGAATAAACTGGCACCTGCCCGCAGGTGGAGATATAGAGATTGAACACAATGGCCTTTCGTTTGACGAGGGCCTTGTTTCTTTGGTGTATATCTGCCTGTTTACTGATGCGCGGGCCGATACCAGCGACGAGATACCCGATGGCACTGATGACCGTCGCGGCTGGCCCGGCAATACCTTCAGCGATTTTGCGTGGGGTTCAAAACTCTGGCTCATTGACCGCGAAAAACTGACCGAAGAAATCCGCATGAAGGCTGAGAATTACGCTCAGTTAGCGATGCAGCCTTTATTGCGTTATGGCTATGCCAGAAATGCAAAGGTAACTGCGACTATTCCGCGAATGAACTGGCTGGCATTAAATATCATTCTGACCCGGCCGGATAAAACCCAACTCACCGTAGAAATTAAAAAACGCTGGGAGGCGGTCGAGAATGCCATTTAATGTACCCACGTTACGACAGTTAATTAAAACCGGTGAGCAGGATATAGAAATCGGTCTTGATGAAAAGCTCCCGCCTGTAGGGGTTGAGCGTGCGCTGAATACCTCATTCAGTAGCGCAGTACGCGATGTTTACGATTACCAGTCGTGGATTGCGGATCAGGTTGTTCCCACCGTTAAATCCGACGATCAGACCATTATTAATATTGCCAACTCTGAAGGGGTTATTCGTAAAGCAGCGACCTCCGCCGCCGGACTGGTGACCTTTAAAGGCTCCCGGCCCATTCCACTGAACACGGAAATGCAGTTCAGTAACAATGCGGGCTATCACGTGATTAAAGCCGGTGCGCCGGTGAACAATATCCAGACCGTTACCATTCAGGCCGACGACGTCGGCGCATCAGGCAATCTCGATGCAGGGACTGAGCTAACGCTGGTGTCACCGATTCCGGGTGTTGAGAGCGTAGGAACAGTCGCGGCCAGCGGTATTACCGGCGGGACAGATATTGAGCCAATCCACGAACTGCTTGACCGCCTGCTGTTTCGTAAGCGTAACCCGCCAGTGGGCGGCGCGGTTCACGATTACGTTATCTGGGCGCGTGAGATGCCTGGTGTTTCACGTGCGTGGTCGTGGGACTCGTGGCACGGGAGTGCCACTGTCGGGCTGGCGTGGGTCTATGACAGCCGCCCCGATATCACTCCGACCGCGACAGACCGGGAACAGATGAATGAATATCTGTTCCGTCATCCTGACCCCGCCACGGGAAATTTTGTCGGGAAGCCGGGCGGTATTGAGGCCTGGATTATTACCCTGACGCTTAAACCGGTTAATCCTTCGATCCGACTTATACCTGACACGTCGGAGACGCGCCAGGCCACTGAGGCCAACCTGATTGCGTTGCAGCAGACGCTGTCACCGAACGCGACCTTACTGCTGTCGAGCCTGCGAACGGCCATCGGTACGGCGACGGGCGTCACCGATTATACGCTGGACATCAGCGCCGATATCACCAGTGAGAATAACGAACTCATCACTATCGGGGATATCACATGGCTCACAGCGTAACGGAATGGCAGGACGTCCTGCAGCAAAATATGCCCCGAGGTCGCGCATGGCCCCGTGATGAGAACGCGGATTTAACGGCACTTATAAAGGCCCTCAGCCCACGTTTAAACCGCCTTGAAGTAAATGCGGACCTCCTGCTGCAGGAGATGCGCCCGGAGACGACGGTCCAGCTGTTGCCCGAATGGGAAACCTATCTGGGGCTCCCGGAGTGCAATATCCCCAATGATGATTTTCTGGTTCGCCGGGCAGCTGTCGTCGAGAAATATCACCGCAAAGGCGGTCTGGCTCCGTGGCAGATTGAGGGCGTAGCCGCTGCGCTGGGCTTCAACATCGAAGTGAAACAGGTTTTACCTCATCACTGTCTGCGTAATTGCATGGCCAGAATATGGCCTAAACGCTACCGGTTTTTACTGGTTGTGACGGTAAAAGATACGCCGGTTACTCGTTTCACAGTCATTGAGGATGTGCTGACGCCATTAATTGAATATCACACCCAGATGCTGGAATGCGTATTAACGAAATATCGACTCTCCGGAACCGGGTACGAATATATATTTGAGGTGAATTAATGTATCACATCGATAATTTAAGCGCGGCTGCTGAGATGCCGCCAACCCTCCCCGTGATGTTTACCCAGCCCCGGTGGTTTACCGAAGGGGGGGAAGGTATTGAGCCGACGTATCCCGGCGCAGACTGGTACAACATTATTCAGGCTGAGATGTTGAATGTCTTATCTCTCGCCGGTATCACGCCGAATAAAAACGAGCTGGATCAGTTTGCTCAGGCCATTCGTTTAATGTCCACAGACTATATGATGCCGGTCGGCATCCCCTATCCGTGGCCCGGTTCGACAGCACCTGCCGGATTCGGCCTGATGGTCGGCCAGTCGTTTGACGGCGTGACGTACCCTAAACTCGCGGCAGCGTATCCGTCTTTAGTGCTCCCCGATATGCGTGGACAGACCATTAAAGGCTTACCGTCATCCGGTCGTGCGCTGCTGAGTCTTGAAGCGGACAGCGTGAAATCGCACGCACACAACGCCTCTTCGACTGCAACCGACCTCGGCACTAAAGAGACCCAGGAAGCCGGTGACCACGTCCATAACGGCGTTCCAAGTCGCGATAATCCGTGGGAAATCGGCGGGGACATCAGTCAACGATTCAACCCGGCGAAT